ATCTCACCATGACCGAGGAACTCATGTGGACCCGGCTCGACATCCGCGCACGGGAACTGGCGTTGGAGTCGGCGCTCCGCGCTCACGGTCCAACCCCCGGCGATCGGATGACGACGTCGAACATCGTCTTCACCGCCCGCGCGTTCTACGACTTCCTCACCGGCGAGCATGACGCCGACCCCACGGAGCAGAGCCAATGAGCACCCAATCCCTCGACCAGAGCGAAGCCCTCAGCGCCAAGGGCGCCTTCGCCCCGAGAGTCAGCGTTCCCAGGATCGAGGACCAGATGGAGAGCGTCGTCTACATCAACCTCGGCGACGCGATCGAGCGGACCAACCAGTCAGCGTCCGCGTCGTCTTTCCTCATGACGCTCTGCGTGATCACCATGCGCAACGGGTTCGTGGAGGTCGGCAAGAGCGCGCCTGCCTCACCGGAGAACTTCGACCGGGAGAAAGGTCGGGTGTTCGCCTACGAGGACGCCGTGCGGAACCTCTGGCCGAAGCTCGGCTATGCGCTGCGCGACCAACTTTACATGGAGAGCGTTCTGTTCGAGAGCGGTGAATGAGCGTCCAGCGCGCCCACATATCCCCCGACTGCCCCCACTGTGACGACCTGCGCTACGAGGTCGAGCAGTTGCGTATCCAGCTTGGCCAGCAGACTGAACTGCTGACCCGGCACGCCATCGCGCGCACCCTCCACCTCACCCCCAAGGGGGTGGATATATTGACGAAGCTGTACGGGGCGTACCCACGACCGGTCCTCAGATATGACCTGGAGCGGACGACCCTCGACCCGTGGGCCGATGAGGACCGGGTCACGGCGGATAACCTCGTCAGCGTGTACGTCTCGCGGATACGCAAGGTACTACCCCCAGGCTCGGTCATCACGCTCCACAGTCACGGGTATCAGTTGAGCGAGAGCGGTCACGCGGCCGTTCGTCAGGTGATGGAGGCGCAGGGATGACCGACACCAACGTCATCAAGTTCAACCCGAAAGAGTCGGCTCTTATTTGGGTCTGCGGTTGCGGATGCACGGTCATGTACCACTACGCCGACGGGAAAATTGAGTGCGGATCATGCGAGGCGTTGCAAGACCCTCAGACAGGGGACTGGCGAAAGCGACTACCTCTCGTCTCTGATGACGCGCCTGATCTCGACGGCACGAACTTCAAGGTCACCATGCTTGATAGCGCGGAGGTCTTCATGAAGCGCCGCGCGCCGATGGTCCATAGTGCGGCGCTCATCGCGATCGTGGACGAAGACGGCGCGTCATCGACGTGGTCAAGGAGCTTCGAAACACCTGAACGCGTCGAGTGGTTGGATCGACAGCTTGCGGGCATCCGTTCTCGGTTGGTGAAATGAGCGTTCAACTCGACCGCAACACGCTCTCCCGGCTGAGCGAGCGCGATCTGAAACTGCTGCTGTGGCGGCAGAAGTGGTTGAACACAGCCCGGTCGAAGCAGTTGCCCCCGGACATCACTGACCACGGTAACGGTATCGACCCTGAGTGGACGGAGTGGGGCCTGCTCGCCGGACGCGGATTTGGAAAATCTCTCACCGGCGCGCAGTGGCTCGCTCATGCTGCGATCACCGACCCCGAGGCGCTGCCGTCGTATGTAATCGCCCCCACGCTGAACGACGTTCGCTACACCTGCTTCGAGGGCGCGACGGGTATTCTCACTCTGATCCCGAAAGAGATCGTCAAAGACTACAACCGCACCAACCTGATCATCACCCTGGACAACGGCGCCGTGATCCGGGGGTTCTCTGCGGAGGAGCCGGAACGACTCCGCGGCCCCCAGGCGAGTCGGGCTTGGTGCTTCCCGGGGCACACTCTCGTCTCAATGGCCGACGGATCGTTCAAGCAAATTTGCTACGTCAAAGTCGGAGATGAGGTCGTCACGCGAAACGGCCCGCGCAAGGTCCTTGAACGGGCGATGACATCCGCGTCCGCTGATCTTTGGGAACTGGTCAGCGACTACGGTCACTATCTTCTCGCCACAGGCGATCACCCGATACACGCAAACGGGAGGTGGGTTCCGCTGAACCGCCTAACTCGCGGTGATGAACTTACCACGCTCCACATCACCGGCTCGATGTACACATCGAAGGTTTTGTCGACGCGGAAGCTCAATCGAAAAGAGCCGGTTTTTGATTTGAAGATCGAGAACGACCCGGAATTCTTCGCGAACAGTGTCCTCGTCCACAATTGCGACGCGTTGGCCGCATGGTCTGTCGCTGACGAGACCTGGAGCATGATGATGTTTGGCCTGCGCCTTGGCAAGAACCCCAAGGTTGTGTGGACGACGACCCCGAAGCCGAAGGACATCGTCAGGACGCTGATCAAGCCGAAGGCGCACCGGCATATCACTTCAGGCTCGACCTACGAGAACAAGGCCAACCTCGCCAATTCGTTCTTCGACCAGTTGGCCCAGTACGAGGGCACGCAACTTGGTCGACAGGAGCTCCTCGCGGAGATCATCGACGCTGAGGAGGGCGGGATTATCAACCGCTCGTGGCTGCAGTTGTGGCCTGCGGACAAGCCGTTCCCCAAGTTCGACTGGATCGTGATGAGCCTCGACACGGCGATGACGGCCGCGTGGGTGGACAAGAAGACCCACAACGCCGACCCGACGGCCTGTCAGGTCTGGGGTGTGTTCTGGCACGAGGACCGCACCCAGTTGATGATGCTGGACTGCTGGCAGGACCATCTGGGGTTCCCCGATCTGCTCGCCCGGGTGAAGAAAGAGCGGCTCGTGGCCTACGGCGATGAGGAGAACGCCCCGATCATGAAGCCGCTGATCGGCCCGGCGCGCATGGCAGGGTCTGGCCGCAAGCCGGACATCATCCTGATCGAGGACAAGGGGTCGGGCATCAGCCTGCGCCAGAGCCTTGAGCGCGAGGGGATCGAGACTTACCCGTACAACCCGGGGAACGCGGACAAGCTGAGCCGCCTGCACATGGTCAGCCATATCTTCGCGCAGAAGCGAGTGTGGCTACCCGAGAGTCAGAAGCATCCGAAGAAGCCCAGGACGTGGTGCGATCAGGCGGTGACGCAGTGGTGCTCGTTCCGTGGCGAGCGCTCGATCGCGCACGATGACCACGTCGACGCCATGAGCCAAGCGGTGCGGCTGTGCCTCGACAAGCAACTGCTCACCGAGATCAAGAAATCGAAACCCGAGCGAGAGAGGGAAGATAATGAGCGAGCACCCCGATATACGCCCAGAGGCAACCCCTACGCACAATAGGTACGCGGTCGACCCGCTATGCATTCCTGTATACCTGAGCCGGGGGACGCGGGACTGCCTCAAGCGCCATGCGAAGGCGCTGCGTCGCAGCCCCGACCGGCTGCTCAACGATCTGGTGCGGAAAATGCTGGAGGACGATTTGGTCGCTGCGGTGTTGGATGAGTGATTCCGACCTCACGTACCGTCAAGACCTCACTCAGAGGTACAGAACTCACAAAATCGACCAAAAGGAGCCCAAAATGGACCGTTTTAAGCGATTTTTAGGTAAATTCGCGCTGTATTTCGGCGCTTACGTCCTCATTAGCGCCGTTGGCATAGGCATTTCAGCGGGCGCGGCGTACCTCAACTCGGTTTTCGGCCCCGTAGCGGGGGTCATTGTCGCTGTTGCGATCTTCGGCGCTCTCGTTTCAGGCGGCGTTGCCTGGAGCGTCACCGAACGGAAAGGCTGACTCTCGACAAACCGTAAAGGAGCACTTACCATGTCTGGAATGAAGTCCATTGATCTCGTCGCCAAGTACCACGAACTCGAAACTGACCGTGCGGGGCTGAAACTTGCACCGGGGCAGAACGTCGTGCGCATTTCGATCGACGGCAACGAAATTGTCCTACCTGAGCACGAGGCGCGCGAGTTCGGAGCGTGGTTGACGAGCGTAACGACTGAAGGTGAGACGTACAGCGTCTCGGAACTTTCCTCAGTCACGCTTACGTGGAGTCCTAACGACCTCGGGTTCCCTGTAATTCCGAGTGTTGAAGGATGAGCGAAGTCGACCTCAAAGAGCCTCTCACCGACGATCAGTTGGTCGAGAAACTGCGCAAGGACATCGAACGTCTGAGCGACAGCGCTCCGATGTACTCGCGCAACGCGTACACGCATCGGCGTACCCCGCACGTCGTGTTCGCTAACGGGTCGAGGAAGGCTGAGACAGAGATGTCCGGCCCCGTTGATACTGTCGAGCGGATGTGCCCCAGGACCATCATTGCTGTCATAGCCTACCGCAACAGCATCCCCGGACCTGTCGATCTGGTCTGGCGCATCGAGCCGGAACTTCGCACTGATCCCGAGACGGGGACGCGCAGTCTCTATTGCCGTCTATGCTTCGAGCCGTCCTTGACCAAGGTCGCGCACGGCGTGTGGGTGGAGAGCCGTCTGACCACGCAGGATATCTGGTCATGAGCGAGGTCGAACCCCAGGACGCCCGCATCGAGGAGCAGCGCCGCCGCGTCGCGTGGCATAGTGCGTTCCTGCGAGGCGATCTGAGTCAAATCCTCCGCGCCCTGTACGCCCACGAGATCAACGTCGGGATGCAGTCGTTCTGGGACGGCGGATGGGACGTCTGGTTCGGCGACGAGCCGACAGCCCCTCGCGTCGAGGAGCATTTCGACAACGATTCCTTCGACGAAATTGCAGACTGGCTAAAACGCACCGCTGAGGACTATTATCCGGCTCTCAAGAAGGGCCGCGTCGCGGTGATGGACAGTTATGGCTGACGACGATCTAGACACTGACGAGCGACCGAAGGCGAGTTCGTGGAGCTCGACGAAGACGAATCGGATGTCGAGGACACCGAGGACGGTGGCGCGATCGTCAAGCTGGACGACAGTCCGAAGGAAGGCGACAGCGAGTTCCTGAGCAACCTAGCCGAGACGATGGACGAGTCGGCCCTTAACCGGCTCGCCACCGATTTCGTCGACCTGATCACCCGCGACAAGGAAGCCCGTTCCAAGCGGGACAAGCAGTACGAGGAGGGCATCCGCCGGACGGGTCTCGGTGACGACGCCCCCGGTGGTGCGACGTTCGAGGGCGCGTCAAAGGTCGTCCACCCGCTCCTGACCGAGGTCTGCGTCGACTTCTCGGCCCGGGCGATCAAGGAACTGTTCCCTGCGAACGGGCCGGTCAAGTCGAAGATCGTCGGGGACGTGACCAAGGAGCGCGTGGCCAAGGCCCAGCGCAATTCCGACTTCATGAACTGGCAGTTGACCACGCAGAGCCCGGAATTCCGGGCCGAGCTTGAGCAACTACTCACCCAGGTCCCGCTCGGCGGGGCGCAGTACATGAAGATCACATGGGATGAGGCGAAGAACCGCCCGTCCTTCATGTTCGTCGCCATCGACGACATCTACCTCCCCTACGCGGCCACCAACTTCTACACGGCCCAGCGCAAGACCCACGTCCAGTACATCACCAAGCTGGAGTACCAGAAGCGGGTCAAGTCAGGGATGTACCGCGACGTCGACATCGTCGCCCCGGGGATGGTGCCTGAGCGCTCCCGCTCCGACATGGCCAACGACAAGATCGAGGGCCGCTCGGAGAGCGTCTACAACGAGGACGGTCTGCGCACGGTCTTCGAGATTTACGCGATCTGCGACATCGAGGAAGACCCGGAGGCCGACGGCCCCGCACCCTATATCCTCAGTGTCGACAAGACGACCAACACAGTCCTGAGCATCTACCGCAACTGGGATGAGGACGACCCGGCGCAGGAAGAACTGCAGTGGATCGTCGAGTTCCCGTTCGTCCCGTGGCGCGGAGCCTACCCGATCGGCATCGTCCACATGATCGGCGGGATCAGTGCCGCGACCACCGGCGCGCTCCGCGCCCTGATGGACGCGGCGCACATCTCCAACAGCCAGACGATGATCAAGCTGAAGGGTGGGCGTGGGGGTCAGACCCTCAACATCCAGCCGACGGAGATTCTGGAGGTCGAGGGCGGGCTGAATGTGGACGACGTCCGCAAGCTGGCCATGCCGCTTCCGTTCAACCAGCCGTCCGGCACCCTGTTCCAGCTTCTCGGCTTCCTCGTCGACGCAGGCAAGGGCGTGGTCCGCACGACGATGGAGTCGTCCGCCGAGTCGGACGTCAACATGCCGGTCGGGACCAAGCTGGCCAACATCGAGCAGGGGATGGTGGTCTACTCCGCGATCCACGGCCGGATGCACAACGCCATCGAGCGGGTGCTCTCGGTCCTGCACCGGCTCAACGGCATGTACCTTGACGACAAGACCGAGGTGCAGACCACCGGCAGTCTCGTGGCCAGCCGCTCGGACTTCAACGGCCCGATGGACGTGGTCCCGGTCTCCGACCCGAACATCTTCTCCGAGGCGCAGCGCTTCGCCCAGGTCCAGGCCGTCGCCCAGCGCGCCCAGCTTAACCCGCAACTCTATGACCTGCGTAAGGTCGAGGAGCGGATTATCGCGACGCTGAAAATCCCCAACGGGGAGGAGATGCTCGCCCCGAAGGTCAGTCCGACTGAGGAGAATGCGGTCTCGGAGAATGTGAAGGCGGCTCTGGGTCGGCCAATCGTGGCTTTCCCTGATCAGGATCACATCGCCCACCTCAAGACCCACATCCCGTTCATGCAGTCCCCGATCTTCGGCTCCAGCCAGTTGATCGCCCCGACCCTGCTGCCCGGCATGATCAGCCATCTCAAGGAGCACATCGTGCTCTGGTACGCGGCTGAGGTGTTCGACACGGCCTCAGAGGTGACGGACGAATCGCTCACCGAGATGATGGGCAAGACCAAGGGCAAGAAGGACAAGCAGGCTCTCGACCGGCTGATCGCTGAGGCGAGCATGGACGTGGTCCTCGGCGCTCCCGAGGTGTTCGACAAACTGCCGCCGATCATCGGTCAGGCCATCGCCCTGATGCAGCAGACCCAACCTCCGCCCCCGGTCGACCCTGCGGTCGAGGTGGCGAAGCAGGACGTGCAGATGCGCGGACAGCTTGGCCAGGAGAAGCTGAAGGTCGACGCCGCCAAGATCGCCGACAAGGACAAGGACCGCGCCACCAAGCTGCAGGAAGTGCAGATCAGGGAAGCGGCCGAGACCGAGCGGACACGTATCGAGGACGCCACCAAGCGCGGCATCAACGACGCCGACAACCAGACCGCCGAGAAACTGGCGCTGCTGGACATCGCCAACGGCGACCGAGAGCGTGCTCACGCGTCGCAGAACCCCAACCCGAACCCGGAATAGCCAATGGCCAAAGCCCCTGCCAAACCGAAGCCCGAACTCACCCGAGCTCAACAACTGACCATGGGCCAAGCGCCCAAGAAGGAGACCACCGATGACCAAGAAGGACGACCCCAAGCCGACGAGCCAAGCGCAGTCGGGACCGGCGATCAGTCAGCGGAAGAAGCTGGCGATGGGGATGTCGGTTAACACCGGCGCGGGCTCCGGCGCTGGCGTAAAAGCCAAGCCGTGAACCTGCTCGACGCCCTGCTGCGGCGCCTGGAGGAAGAACAGGCGGAGCACGCCAAGCGGGCGTTGGCGCAACCACAGAACCGCGATTCGTTCGAATACGGACGCGTCGCCGGTATCTACGCTGGACTGGATCGCGTGCGGGAAATCCTCCTCGAAATTCGGGAGGCTCACGATCGCGCGGATGACGAACTTTAAGGAGCACAACTTTGGACTACGAGAACAAGGTCGAGTTCGACTACGGCTCGATTGAGGAGGCGTTCCCGGCCTGCGACCCCGGCGTCGAGCCGTTCGGCTCGCGGGTCATGGTGCAGATCAGGACACCGAAGAAGGCGACCAAGGGGGGCATCATCCTCCTCGACGACGCGCGTGAGACGGAGGGATGGAATACCCAGACCGCGAAAGTGGTCGCGGTGGGTCCGCTCGCGTTCCGAAACCGCAACACCATGGAGCTTTGGCCGGAAGGGACGTGGTGCGCCCCGGGCGATTTCGTCCGCGTCCCGAAGTACGGCGGTGACCGCTGGACGGTGAAGGTCGAGGGCGGCGACGACGCGCTCATCGTCATCTTCGACGACCTCAACATTGTCGGCAAGATCACCGGCGATCCCACCAAAGTCAAAGCGTTCCTGTAGATCGAACGCTAAAGGGGAAATGAAACCATGAGCGACGTACTCACCGGCGAAGACGAGGACGACATCGACATCGTCGAGGTCGACAGCCTGCCCGCACCGGGCGAACCGACGAAGCCGGAAGCCAAGGACGATGATGCCGACGACAAGGTCGACACCTCGGACGACGATGACGACGATGAGGACGACGGTGAGGACCGACGCCTCGAAGGTCACGACGATGACGAAGGCGACGACAGTCCGCAGCGCAAGAAGCGGCTGAAGCGTCGGCAACTGCAGAAGGAGGCCAAGGAGCGCACACTGCGCGAACTGGAGACGCTCCGTCGACAGAACGCGGAACTCGAACGCCGCCTCGGCGCGGTCGAGAGCACCACTCACACCGCTGCTAAGACTGACACCGAACGTCGTCTCGCTGAGGTGCAGAACGACATCCGCACTGCCGAAATGATCCTCGCCAAGGCCATCGAGGCGGGGAACGGCGAGGATGCCGCGACCGCGATGCGGCTGCGCGACGAGGCCCGCGACGCGGCGGCCCAACTGCAGTCCAGCGTCAAGGATTACGACAAGCCGCGCACGCCGCAGGTCAACCCTGTCGCCACGACATTCGTCAACGCGTGGAAAGAGGCCAACCCGTGGTACGACTCACGGGGTCTCGACGAGGACAGCGCGATCGTCAACGCGATCGACGCCACCCTCACCCGGGAGGGCTACGACCCTGCCAGCCGCGACTACTGGACCGAGCTCACCAAGCGGGTGAACAAGCGGTTCGGTGGCGCTCAAGCCGAGACCGAGGAGCGCGAAAAGCGCACCGACGGCCGGGAGAAGCGCAAGGCTCCACCACTCGGCAACGGGCGCGATCACGCCCCTGCCAGCACCCGTCAGGAGGTGTACGTGACACCTGAAAGAAAACAGGCTATGATTGACGCTGGCTACTGGGACGACCCGAAAATTCGGACCAGGATGCTCAAGGCGTACGCGGCTTTCGACCGCGATCAGTCATCTGGCCGTTAACGGAAGGAGATGACATCGTGAGCGAAGATAACATGGACGATCGCCTGTCGGAGACTATGAGCGAACCTGCTCATCGGGGCGCGCTACGCGCAAACCGGGGGCAGGGAGACGGACGGCGCTCCCGCGAATCTGATGACCGCAGTGTCACGGAACGTCGGGACCTCAGCGACGAGGACCGTATCCAGATGTTTGCCCAGACTCTCTATAACGACGTACTGCCAGATTTGCCCCCTATCCCGGGCTACCATGTCTGCTGGTTGTCGACGAATCACCAGAGCGACACGATCCCCCGTCGCCTCCGCCTCGGCTACGAACTGGTCAAGGCAGAAGACATCCCGGGGTTCGAGTTCGCTTCGCTGAAGACCGGCGAATACGTCGGCTGCGTCGGCATCAACGAGATGGTAGCGGCTAAGCTCCCGATGCGTCTCTACGAGGCGTATATGCAGGAAGCTCACCACATCGCTCCCGCCCGGGAAGCAGGCATGATCGCCGGTCAGATCGACTCGCTCAAGGAGCAGGCCGATCGCGACAAGGGTCAGATCATGGAAGGGGATGGCATGATGGAGTTGCGTCGGGCAGCCCCCCGCCGAGGCGTCTTCACCGAATAACCGGTGACGGGCCGAGCGGGGTTACCAACCCCTTCAACGAGGTACAGTCATGTCCACGACTTCCGCCCCGTTCGGCCTTGTCCCCGCTTTTCATCCGAGCGGCACGCTGCGCCCTGCGGTCTATTCGATCGCCACTGGCTACGCCACTGGCATCCTCGCCAACCAACCTGTGAAGCTGCACACCGACGGCACCATTCAGGCCGCCGCCGTGGGCGATCGCTTCATCGGCACCTTCCAGGGTGTGACCTACACCGGCACGGACGGCGTTCAACGCTTCTCCAACCAGTGGACGGCCAGCACGGCTGGTACGAACATCCAGGCGACTGTGTCGCTCGACCCGTCGATCATCTACAACATCCAGGCGAACGCCACGATGGCTGTGGCCACGATCGGTGGCGAGTATGACTTCACCGCCGCCAGCGGCAGCACGACCACGGGTCTCTCGACCCAGATGCTCGATGTCGCCTCCGCTGCCGCCAACGCCAGCCTCCAGGTCGTGGGTCTGACCCCCGGTCCGGATAACGCGTGGGGCGACGCTTACCCCATTGTCCAGGTCCGAATCAGCGAGCACCAGATGGTCGCTGACGTGGCCCAGTTCTAGAAGGAGCCTGAACAATGGCTGTCCCCATGAACTCAAACCAGTTTCGGGCCACCGTGGCTCCGATTCTGAACGAAACCTTCGACGGGCTGTACGAGCAGCGCGCCGACGAGTGGAAGCAGG